AATGTGGAACTTTATAGGGCAACCTATAATAATATTGGGGGCTATACGCTTTCTGCAAGAGTGCATGACTCTAATACGAATATAACCTATTTGGAAGTGGCCTCAAAGGGTTCTTACAGCGTATCAACATTTGTGACCTTTGTAACAAGCGATTCAAATGTGAGCAATTTCATTGTTCAACAGTCGCCCAAGGAATTATATGGGCGGTTCTGGGTATTTCCTGAACGTGGCTCTACCATATATGACTTTGTTCAAGTAAATCCTAATAGTATTGTATCTAGTGCTACTGGTCTTTACACTGCGTCAGTCTATCCATATTTCGGCTCATCAAATGTGTCCTATGCAGAAATTAGCCACTATGACCTTCAGTCACAGAGTCCAAGTACTTTTTTCAGTCCTATTGTGACCCGTGATGTGCAACAGGACCGTATATTCTTTCTGAGTGCTTCAGGCCCAACTAATTTCTACGAGTCGCCTACAGATACTTCAACCCCTACAATTATTGTATCACAGTATGCCTTTCCATCAACGCCATCAAAACTTGTTGCAGGATTTGATGGCTCTATATGGGGTAATATTTATGAAACAATCTTTGGAAATCGCCATGTACCGGCTGATGCGCCCAAACGGGCTCAACAAGCGTGGCAAATTTTCAACCCAGTCCAGCGAATTGTTTTCCACCAAATTGCGAAGAATTTTAGTTTCCTATTAGACCTATCTGGACGCAAGTATCCTGAATATCCTCACACGGCTCTAGCAGTCTATGATTCGTCTGGAAATTTTGCAAAGGATACACAAGGAAGATGGGGGCTCGAATCCGCCAGTAACTTTTTGACCGCTGACTTTAATTATACTGGCTACTACTTTAATGCCTATGACTATATAGTTCCCTTACAAGATAATAAGGCGTCCGATGACTACTATTATCTAAGCGTACGTAATGTGTACCCTACTGAGCAATCACAAGTCGATCTTCGTATTTCTGCACCCAATAAGTATACCTATGGGTACGTGAAACCCACAGACCTTTCTGGTGAAATAAGCACAATTATAAATCATATAAGCACAAATGATACATTATACAGTCGCTATTGGGATCGTGAATACACAAATTCACTGCTTGGATTTAATTCCAATTTTGTTATTGGTAGTTCTGGAAAGACCTTTGGTGGCGGCGTAATTTCGGGCTACCCTGGATCCAATATTTCAAGTGTATCAGGTTTCGGTGACTTTTACTCTAGAATACAGAGTGTGTTTAGCACATATTCAACACTGAGTGTATTAGCAAGTACGATTAATGCAAATGTCACGAAAAATGTCAATAATTTCATTTTAACTGAAATGAAATATACGATCCCTCCTTCTGCACAAAATCGCCAGCGTTCAACGGACCCCATTCGCTTTTCAATTAAATGGAAATCTGCACTAGCCCCTGCCTATTTGGCCCTGGAAAATGGCTGGGGTCTTGGATGGAATTTAGGATTCGCCAAGGAAGATACACCCTTTGCCACTGTACAGATTGCTCCATCCTTTTTCAAACTCATTGATGACTTTATTCGTCTTCGCTTGAACCCCGAGTTTGACATGAATCGTATGGACACGACGTCAAAGGAGAATTTATCGCAAAGTCTTGAATCAACTGGCGAAACGAAGACCTATCACGCAAAACTCCTTTTGGCGAATTTTGGGAGTTATGCGCAAACTCTCATTAGCAACCCAATTGCCTTCTTGAACCCGCTAGGAAAACTCGATAAACTCACCTTTCAATGGCTAGATGCCACAAACACCATTCTAAATAATGGCGATTGTGATTGGAATATGGTTGTGCAAATTACGGAAGAAATTGATATTGCAACTCCTATAAAATAGGCGCTCTTTATTCTTGAGAAGGAAGAGAATGAATATTGGTTCTAGACTTGCTGAATATGAAGGAACTATGAATTATCCTAAGGAACGTGGTTCGCTTGTTGGAACGAGCCCTACTGTTTCTGAGGGGCCGAATCCGTTTCACCCAGCCATGTGCATCAAATCTCATTGGGATGCGACTGCCATTTTAAGAAAGACTCTCCCGAGCGAACACATAGGACAGGCTCTTGACCCTCGCCCATGGGCCCGTATTTGTATGGAGTACACAACAACGGGTGAGGACAGCCCTGCACCGCCTGTAGACCCGTCGGCAGTGCTACCAAGTGGTGGACAGTTCTATCCTGTAAGTCGCTACATGTCGGCGATTGATGATGAGTCCCGTCTTCGTCGCCTTGACCGCCCTTTAAGAATCTGTGAAGATGACCAGTTTCAGCCGAATGCAGGTGGTGATATGTATAATTCACGCCTTCTTGTTCCAACACGGCGCACTCCAACAAATGCCATGGTTGAGGAAATTGCCTTTCCGAAAGTGCTTATGACTGCGGGCCCTTATGATTGCAGAGAGCAGAACGACAAACAGAATATAAGTTTATCTGGCAAGATGTTCTTCAATGCCACGAAGCAGGATAAGTATAAATTAATGGGGAAAGTGTAGAGATGAAGCTAGAGTTTCTCGGTAAATCCACAAACCCCGATAAAAAAATGATGGCAATATTCCGCATGGAAAACGGGCGTACAAAGACGACGCATTTCGGCGCTGCAGGAATGTCCGATTTCACTATACACAAGGATGAAGAGCGGAAGAAGCGCTACATACTACGTCACAAGGCGCACGAGAATTTTAATGACCCGACAAGTGCGGGTGCATTATCTCGGTGGGTCTTATGGAATTTACCGTCGCTAAGGGCGTCAATTGCCGATTATAAGCATCGGTTCAGACTATAAATGGCTACTATATAGATAGATTAGATGGGTGATAGCCCATTAGATCCATGTTTTTATATATCAAAAAAATTAAGAATGGGGGCAATTGCTGATGCACAGCATGATTTTTTTGGAAACTCGCTTGCAGAACTTGGATTTCCAGATTATGCTGGCTCATGGAAATTTGATGTTAATTTGTATCTTGGTCTAGATGTACCATGTCCTGATGACCCAAAAGCAAAAAATCCTAAAAAAGAGCCTGTTAAAGATGAAGATCCATTATTATATGATTTATTTGAAGATGCAGGAAGCCCTTATGGTATAAGAGATGATAAAAGTAATTTTACTGAAAAACTAATAGGTGTTTTAAAACGTGAATCGTTTGAATTAAATATACCTGAACTTAATAAACATCATGATTATACTATAAAACTTTTAAATAAAGGTGGTATAACAAATACAAAAAGATTATTTACTAATAAATTATTAACATCTGCAGATTTAATTGCATTTTTTGGATCGTCCCATATAGATATATTAACCGATACGGATAATATACATTTTGTGAAAATGTTATCTGATGTTATTAAAAGAGATAAAGGATTTTCTGTAAATAAAATTATTAATAGGGAGTACATAAATGATCCAGCACCTAAGAGTTGTGATGATACAGATGGAATTACAAATATAATAGATATAGATAAAAATCATTCTGTTTATGGAAATCATTTTGAAAACTTATTTTATTCAAAATATTTTCTTTTTTTAGATGCACTTACTAATATTAATACATCTCATAGTTTAATTACACATTTTTTTATTCATGCTAGTGGTGGTCAAAATCTATATGAAACAAAGGATAATAGAAATAATACAATAAAGGCTTTGTGTAAAACTATGTGGGATCCTGAAACAAATACATTTCTTCTAAGCCCTGATGAAATTTCTGCAAGATATCAAGTAAAACGTGCTGGAGATTGGCTACAGGCGCTTTCATGCTTAGATATGAAACGCCTATATGCATCAAAAGATATACATAATAAGTATGTTAATCAGTATAAGTTAGATGATCATGCTATTTTGGTAACAATTGATCGTATTCTTGTATGGTATTGTTTATTAATCGGTGTAGATGTAGTATATTTAAATAAGGATAATTCATCTATGATCCTTTTTAAAAAAAATATTGTAGATGCAAAGGCTGGTAATAAGCATTCAGCAGAAAATAATGTTAATAATACGCCTAGACCTAAAAAACGGAGTAAACAAACTGGTGGTACAAATAAACCCCCACAAGAATTATTTACTCTCTATATAAAACAATTAATAGGTGATCTTGATTTATTTGAAGAAGATGATAGTGACTATATTTATTATAAATATGTGGCTGCCATTGTATTAGCATGCATTAAAAATACTCCAAAAACGCATGCCGATAAATACTACAAAGAATTAACAGCATTATTTTACAATAGCCTTCCTTGTGATGAGGGCACCATGGAAACCAAAAATGAAGATATTGCAAAATTCTTTGATAATGAATTTACATCTGGATGTGTAGCCTTTGCTGGAAGGCTAATTGCACTGCATTCTTTAGGACAACGTACTGGAACAATTCATATTAGTGATGAATATGTGATGCCTGAAAAAGTGTATACAACTTATAAAACAATATTACATAATATTCATGATAAATCAAAGTTTGATACTAATAAATATCTAATACGGAGTTTAAATGATGCTATTAAAACTGCTCCAAAAATTCATAATACATCATCCGGTATAGGCGCAGTCCCTTTAATGAAAACAGGATTTTCAATGGTAAGTAGAGCAATAAGCCCACCTAAACACACACTAAAAGTAGGCGGAAAAAGAAACAAGACTCGTAAATTAAAGGTGCGTTCATAGGTCTAAACAATCTTTAACCATGTTATTTAGATATGGATGCCAAAAATGAGTTACTACAAATGCTTGAAACATCTATAGTAACTCTTTTAAATAAGGTGCAGAATGACTCATGGTCACTTCTTATTTTCCAGACCCTTCTCTGGTCCTTTCGGCGCTGGGCGATCCACTATTTAATGTCGAGTGAGCCGACTGATTTAATGAAGGACTATGTATGGGAGTCACATTTAGATCTTGTTAGACAATTTGCCCCTGTTGAATTAAAGGATTTTGGAATTATTTGGCTCAATCCGACAAACGTGGGGAGCCGTGTAGATATTCTTGAAGAACTCAATGGCTACTTTCTAATGGTGGTAGATGCACTAGATGAGGCAATTAAGACTGATAATGAAGAGGCTCAGAATACTCTTGCAGTCTTCCTTGACGATGATTTAACTGCCATTGTTGGTACATGGCTCGATGGAAAAAATGAGTACAGAATTTATCCGAAGGCGGATCAGTCGCCTGATACTTTTTCTCCTAGTCGCATTTATGAAATTATGAGGCTAATTATGGATGAGCCTGTGCCTGAACCTGTACCTGTTGTAGTAGAATCTGTAGTAGAATCTGTAGCAGAACCTGAACCTGTTGTTCCTGAACCGGTTGTTCATGAAGAGCCAGAAGTTGCCCCAGAAACTGTAAAGGAGGCCCTTGCTCGGCGTCGCTCTACACGTAAAACACGTCCAAAGGGCGCACCAAAGACCCGCAAGCGGAAGGTCCCAAAGGCCTAAAATATGGCAATAAGCGGACAACAGTGTTCAATAATACCTCGTGCATCATCATCAACTAGTGCATGAACATAAATGGATTTCGTCGGTGCATTTTGCAGAAAGGATTCATATGCAATAATTTCCTCATTATTATCAACACTAATGGCAACCCTTACAGGATATACCCCATTTTTAATATGCATGATGACATCTTCACAGCGATTAAAATCAATAACCAGGAGATACTTATGCTCTTCACTCTCAAGAAATTGGTGAATAATACTCATCTTCTCATTAAGGGTCTTTCCAACTAGATATTCTCCAACTAGAAGGGGCATCTTGGTAGAGGCAGTCTACCATTTATAACACTTCAATTTTTCTAAATATATAATAGATGGAGGACCAAGACATAATATCATGGAATGATGCACTAGAAAGACTTATTGCAGAAGAGGCCGAACGCTGTATTGGCCAGTCATGGCTTCACAATGAGTGCGAGCAGGTTTTTTCGAGTCGTACAACTTGGATTGCACTACCTGTAATCGTATTGAGTACATTAAATGGATTCCTTTCCGGAAGTTCCCAGATGATTTTCTCGAATCCCACAAGTTCATCAATTGGAATTGGCGGAGTTTCACTTTTTACAGGGGTTCTTTCAACTATCGGCTCATATTTTGCATGGGCCAAAAGAACAGAGGCCCACCGCATATCAGCAATCCAGTACCAGAAGTTATCTCGGTTCTTAGCAATTGAATTAACACTTCCCAAGAAGGAACGAATTCAGGCGAAGGATATATTAAAAATTATGCGGGACCAGGTTGAGCGTCTTCTAGAAATTTCTCCAGCGATTCCTGAATTTATACAGAATAAATATCGCAAACAGTTTAAGGATATTTCGGGCGTTGCACACCCTCAAATTATTGGAGGACTTCACAAGGTTATTATTAACAAGGAGAGCGACGTTGTTATTGAGGAGGACAATTCGAAAAATATAATGGTTCGTAGTACACCGACACCCATTATAACCTTTGCACCAAAAAAGTGATTTTTTGAAAAATTGAACACAGTTTCCCTGGCTGAATTATTCACCCAGGGAAAATGTTTCTTGTACTGTCTACATATTTGCACTATCTTGCACTTGTACCACTTATGTATGTAGCTTCTGCAAATCGTCTAAATCGCTTGAATCGTATCTATGAGAATACTATTCTATGTGGAACCTTTGCGTCAATCTTGTGGCACATGCATCCTAGTTCAATTAATCTATGCCTTGTAGATTATACCTTTGCTGGCATCTGGTTTGCCCTAGACTGTCTTTGGGCAAAGGCTCTAGACAAGAAGATTATTCTTGAATTGAATGGTCTTGTATTTCTTGCTAATATTATCTCGATGATTGTTCCGAATTATGATCTTGCACATAGTGTATTTCATGTAATTTCTGCGTTGAAGTGCTTTTATGTTTCACTATTGATTTATAGGTATGATCAGTGATTTGCTGAAAAAAATTGATGCAGTATTAAACAGTATTTTTAATACCCACTAATATTATGGATTATGTATGCTTCCTATATTGTATTTCAAGCAAATATACAGATCTAAATGGCTATAAAAAACTTGGTATGACAGTTCACCCTATTCATCGTATGAGAGTATACAATACAGGTGATGCTCCTGGTATTGGCCTCGAGAAGAAATATGATGGTATTTGGCAAGTCAATGCTAAATCAAAGATAGAACTTCTTAACCTAGAAAAAGATTTACATACATACTTTGAACATCAAAGACAGAAAAGGGCTGGTAAGAATACTGAGTGGTTTGCGTTATCATTTGAATCAGTAGAAAAATATCTTAGTTCCCAGACTTATGTTATTCGTCAATTATCTATTGAAGAGATAAACATTATTCAATCAAAGTCAGAATCAAATAGTACCCCTGAAGATATGGAGAAAATTATGGAGGAAACAAATCTTATTGCTGAGCAAAATATGCTACTTCTTACATCTATACATAGTCTAACTCTAAAGGAGGAGTTCTTTGCTACATTTCTATGCCCTGGTACTTCTCCTCGCAGAATTCAAAATGAACTTTGGGATTTATGGGAACAGATAACTAAGAGTACATCAAAATATAGGGGGATTGTTAACTGGGCAACTGGAACAGGTAAGACACTCGCTTTACTAATGCTATTTGTTATTTCAGCAAATAATGCCAAAAAACAGGGACAGCTCTTTCGTGGACTTCTTATTGCTCCAAAAAATGATATCTTTAATACTATTATTTACCATATTAGAAAGTTATCAAAATGGGACATTAGTGTATGTGAAGGACATAATGCCCATTTATCTTTGCTCAATATTCCATTGGATAAACCTGTTTTAATCACAGCTACACATGCATCTTTAACTGACTCTAATAGTTGGAATAAACTTCCTAATATTACTCATTGTCATTATGATGAAGTTCACCGTATTACCGGTGATGAATTTTATAAACTACTTCAAGCAAAACTAGATGAGTGGGATACTAGGTTTCTAACAGGAACATCTGCCACACCAAAGACGTGCGCGCCATCTCAGCATAAAAAAATAGCAGAATTATTTGAAGACCCTCTTCAGATTCTTCATAAATGTGATGTAGATGAGGCTATAGCGGAAGGATGGATCGCTCAACCAAGATTTGGCGTAAATATTATCTCAAAGAATATTACAACTAACCAGAGTATTAATATATTTGTAAATATTATTCGTGAGTCGATTATTGATAAACAGACTAAAGGACTTTGGAATGGTGGTAAGGTTATTGCATATTTATCAACTAGGGCACATGTGTCTTATGCGGTTGCAGTTGCAAAAGAACTAATGCCAGATTGGCATATTTATACAGCAGTAGAAGATGCAGATGCTTCAGATGATGATAAGTTTGTAAAAGATATGGCAAATGGAGAGCCTCGCATCCTATTTGCATGTGAACGTTATCGTGAAGGATCTGATATTCCAGGTATTGAAATGACTAGTATTCTTATGGGAAATACGATCGGTGCAAATATTCTAGTTCAAATCGTTGGGCGAGCTTTGCGTAATGACTATAAGAATAAGGAGGGGTGGTGTATTATTGTTAGACCAAGTGATGAAGGAACAACTGAGGATGATGTGTTTGATTCTATTGTTCTAGAGATTATGGAGTTTATGGGTAATGAAAATGCTATGTCTCCTAGTAGAGATAAAATCAAACAGTTTGTTGAGAAGTTCTTTGGTTCTGTTGCAATTAGTGGGAAGGTCTATAATGTAGATGAAACTATTTATCGTATTCAAGCAATGAATGCTCGTAAAGTATTTGAGCGTGCAGATCCCAAAGAGAAATATGAAGTTATTCGTGCACTTAATAGAGAGTTGGGGCTTTTAACAAAAGATGAATATAAGTCAAAGATGCTTGAACATCCTAAGTATATTAAAGATCCAAAATGTTATTTTAAGGATCATTGGATATCTTGGTATCACTTCTTAGGTGTTGATATTAGTGCTTTTCCAAAGACGAAGCCTGAGTGGATTCGTATTTGGAAAGATATGGGAATTACATCATGGTCTGAGTATAAAGAAAAACACCCACTAACTCTGCCTGCGAATCCTGGTGAGATGTATGAAGATTATACAAATCCTGATGCCGAGTTTGGAGTTGAGGAGAATTATGAGTGGTAGGTTTAAATTGCTTCTTTTGTTATAGGAAAGACCTGTAACATCTTTAATAGAGTTATAGATATATTTTTAGACCGGGTTTGCACCAGGAATCAGTCGCTGAATTGCATCCTGTGCCTTTGCCTTATAAATGACGATTTTTGCATGCTTGTGCCGAATCTCATCAAAGTCTGACTGGAGCGTCTGTTGCTCCGTTAATGGGGGTACTGAAATTGTTAGACTATCAATACTACTGGGATAAATATGAGGTTGCGCAGTACCCGTTTTTAGAAAGTGAATCTCATCCTGTATTTGAAGGAGTGAATAATATAGAAAGTCATCGCTCATTTTTGATGAAGATATAGAGAAACAGTCAGACGCCCAAACAGACTTGGTATATCTGGAAATATGACCTGCATTTTCGCCAGATTGTGAAATAAGTGGAGTGTATTCTTTACGATTTGAAGATGTGTGATATCCCATCGGAGAAAGTCCGCCACCAATAACTGGGAATTCACCATTAATTAAATCCTTTTTTGTAATCATTTTGCCCCGTTGAAACTCACAAACCTCTCCTAACTTCACACGAGCCTGTCCACGTCCCAGTTCCTTCACCTGAAACATCATCTGCTTCTCAAGAATTTTCAGTGCTTGTTCCTCCTGCTGTGCAAGTGCAGCCCAACCATCAATGGCTTCTACGATTTGTTGCTGGCGTTCGAGGGAGGGAAGAGGGATATCAATCGATTGAAGAAGAGGTCTTGATAGAGCTTTTTTTGTTGTACCCTCAAAACAACTCTTAAGCAATTCTGGCTGCGTTTTTAAGTAATAATAGATATATTGAAGAGTAAGTTTATTAGAACAGGAAAGCACATATGTGTTAGAAGTCACATTAAACTTCTCATAATAATGAATTGAACAATTTCCATCCGCATTTATAGTATTGAATATTAATGACGGATTTTCAGAATCGCAAGTATCCATATAATACTCAACATTCAAAGCAGATGATATCAATGGGTATTTACCAGTCTTATTACCTTCTGGTGTGCTACGATGTTTCATAGAAGATGGTTTTACAATATCTCCCAACTTCACCATCTCAAACCCTTCCACCTCCACTGCAGTCTGCAACATATACTGCTTATAGTTAAGCGAATAACTCTTCGCCCTGAGTTCCGCCAGCGTAGCCTCCACGAGCACCGTCTCATCAAGTCCAATGAAGGATACCTTCTCCGTAGCACCCACGCCACGCTGAAACACCATCATCGACGTCTTCGTACCTGTGTTGATGAAGGAACCAGACGCAATATCTACGATATACCAAATCTTGTAGTCCTCGGCAATCTTCTTACGCAACTCAACGCACTTCTTAGTAGCACCAAAGAAGAATCCCTGAGGAAGAACGATAGAGCAGACGCCACCATCCGCTGAAAGTGTAGCCATCGCTAGTTGAACGCCAGCAGAGACCTTGTCGTCATCCTCAATACCAATGCTTTGAATCTCCTGGTTCACAAAGAACTTCTTTGATGTGCTCCCGTCATCCGCCTTAACCTTCTTGGAGTAAGCAAACTTGTACTCCTTGCCCTTAGACTTATCGCCGCCATATGGAGGATTCATAAAGCAGTAGTCAATTGTGAGGCCCTCAAAGGGCGCACCCGTGCCAGTAGTAATAGGGTCAGAGAACGAGTTGGAGCCACGAATTTTATCGCCATTGAAGGGAATACCCGTAAGGATAAGCATATTAAGGAGTGTAGTAGTTACACTTGACAGGTTCATATCCTGACAATAGATGGATCGACACTCTTTCTTCCAATCGACGGATGGTCCAAGTTTCTCTTTAACACCCTTTACATACTCTGCAGGAAATCCACCAGTACCACAGAACCAGTCGGCAAATGTGCATAGTGATCCATCCGCCCTACGCAGATTCTTTTTAATATCATATGCGAGCTTGAAGGCCAGTTTGCAGATTGCACGATTTGTAAAGTACTGTCCCTCATCCGACATCGTGCTCATACCACGCCCAAGCATATATTCAAAGATATCGCCGAGTGTATCAGTCTCCTGTAGAATTGTAAGGGAAATGCGATTGATCTGCTGAACAATCTCGTGCACAATATCTGCCTTCTGAATCTCGTGTGGCTTGAAGAATGCTTTAGTCTTAGGGCGTTTGCGAAACTCGGCAACACCCTTTTTGATTGCCTCAAAGAGATCATTCTCATTCTTAAGACTCGCAATGTATGACCAACGGCATTCCTGCGGAAGAATGAGACTATCGGCCTGTTGCTCAATAAGACGATATGCAAAGAAGAAGGTCATATGCTCTAAGGCACGCTCAGGATTCAGTCCTGCCTTATTCCATAGAAGATTGTGTAGATCTTCAAAGAATGCAGATAGGTTTTCCTGTGTAATATCTGGCTTCTGTAGACTAGCACGAATCGCCTCCTTTACCTTCTTCTCTACCTTTGTCTCAATAACAGCATTTAGTACTGTATTCTGGGCACAATCAACTTTCTTAGCTTTGTGATCATCAAAACCACTCTTCTGCTTGAAGATTCTTGCGCACTTCTCACAAGTATACGTAGGCATTCTTTTTATACTTTAAATACTGAAAAAAGATGCTCAATTTTACCGAAATTCGGTAAAAAATGTATTTACCCGGGGGGAGATTATTTTAAGTCTACAGTTCAATAAACTCGTTTGACAGGAGAATAAAGACCCGCTTAGCCTTCTCGTAGCCGAATTGCCGATTGAGCACCTCAAAGTACTTCTGGAGATTTGCAGACTGTGAGAGTCCAGGAATCTCTCCTAGAACCATCATGTCATCCATTGCAATGAGTTTCCCAGAACTTGCAGCCTCAAAGGTGAGGCCCTTGCGCTCAACAGGCTCTGGAATCTTTGGAATAGGCTCTGCGGGCTTTACAGGCTCTGCAGGCTTTACAGGCTCGTCCATCTTCTTCTGGTCGGGCGTTGCAACTACTGCAGTCTCAGTTTCAGACTCCACAGACTCCACAATTGAGTTTGTACCATCACTCACACTTGCAGTCTCTGATGCAGTTCCAGAAACAGTTGCAGTATCTGCAACCTTTACACCTTCATTTTTTTTAGGAACCGGTTCATCAACAACCTTATTCCCCAGAATCTGGTCAAAGAACTTGTCCGCCTTCCACACCTTTACGCCAGACTTGCTTGAAGCCCGCTTATAGTCCGAATAGTTCTTAATCATGCACTTCATTGCAATATCCAGGAAGGCCTGAATCACAGGGTGGCTATCGGCAAGTTCCGAGTTGTGCTTATTACTCTGGAGGCCAAAGTAGAGGTTTGCAATCTTCTTTGATGCAATACATAGGCTTGCCCCAATGTAACCAGAGTTGCGGGCAGCGCTCCAGCCTTTTGACCAATAGGGCTTGCCGAGGGTGCGCCCGAAGATATTTGTGTAGATGCCACGGGTATTGTCGACGCCCCGCAGGTCTGAGCCAAGGGCTGTCGAATACTTCTTGAAGATGTCCTCCTGAATGCAATTGTATTCAAAGGTGAAGTTTCCCATAAGCGTCGCTGAGGTCCAGGATGGATTCGGCTCAAGGATCAACTCCGTCTTCTTCAGACGCTTATTCACAAATGGACAGTCAGTAATGTAGAACTCCCGCTCGTGCCCACCACAGGTCACCGAGATCTTAAGGTAGGTTTCCTTCCGTACGATTGACTCGTGCTCATAAATGTCAACATTGAAACTAATTGGCACAAAGGTCTTGGGGTCGATAAGGGGTGTGAGCGCAGTTTCGGCGTCGGCGCGCAGCAGGCCTCCTGAGCGCGCGTTCGGCTCAAACAGGATCGAGTAGCCAGACTTTAGGATCGACGAGTAGTTAAGCGACAGCGACGGGAAGAAGTCACTAATCTCGGCATCCAGGAGCGTATTTGTGTGTGGGTGGTCAACGCCGAACTCCAGAACATGTAGCATCCAGGACGATTTCTTAATATCGATGATATCTGCCAGGTCACTCTTCATCTCGGCAGCCCGCATAGCCTTCATGATATTTAGGAGATACTCACCGCGCGACACCTTGCGAAAGGGCTCAACCACAATATAGTCCTTCACATCAATCTTACGATAGTCCATGGCCTCTGATGACGTCATCTTATCGACAGCCGCATTAAAGGCATCTACCTGAAACTCAAGGGAGCGAAAGCGCCCGTCGGCAAGCCGAGTTTCAGAGTACATGGTTTCAGGCGACAAGAAGGCGACGGCTGCGCTGTGCCCGTGGTTCTTGTCACCAATAGAGCCCTCGCCCTTCTTGGGAATCGTTTCTCCGAGTCCATATAGGTGCGCAATATCCTCAAGGCCAACACTGTTGCTCCAGAGAACAAGGCATGCCTTATTTGTCGCCGTGTTCATGAAACTCTTCATATAGGTATGTTTACTAGGAACATTCTTCTGTGAATCAATGTCATTGTCTAGGAACTCAGTGAGCGCCTTTGGCAGATTCATACCGCCAGACTTACCCTTGATCTGAGCCCACTTCATCGAGAACGGATGCGAATTCATAACCATCTTTTTCTGTGTATCTGGGGATCTAGAAAATCCCGTGTTCAATTTTGCAGAAGTTGTGGGTTTACTTAATTTAGACTATTATTCCAAATAATAAAGATACTATTATAACAAATAATCCTTTATCTATATATATATCATTTGTATAATATACCTCATTTGCTATACATATTGCTTCAATTACATATGACATCTTTATAAAGTTTATATCAGAGGTTGTTAATCGCATATAACCGTATGTAATTATCCAGTATGCATAATATCTTTGAAAAATAATATTAGTTTCATTATTTTTTATCATATTTAAATGAATCATCCCAATATAAGGAATATCTATATAATGTAATATACAAAGACCACATAAGATATCATAAACTCCATTTATTTTTACAATATAATTCATTATATATTAATATATATCTAAGTTTAAGTATATGGCGCTTAATTTGCCTTCTAACTTCCTATAAACTTTGTAGGAATGTATTCATATACACGCAAGGCAAAAGCTACAAAACAGACTATTTGCACACTGGTAACTGCATATTATTCTATACCATCTAAGTCTTCAAATGAAACTTATATGAAATGGATATTTAACCTTATGCAGTTCAAAAACCCTATAGTGATGTATACATCCGAGGAACTTGTGCCTGCTATAAAGGAATTAAGAGGTGACCTGCCAATAACCTACAGGGTTGCACCCTTTGATTCAGTCTATATGTGGAAGACCTATAAGAATGAGTGGACTGCACAGACAAAAGATGACCCCGAAACTTATCATTCACCCGAATTATATGCTGTTTGGGCAAATAAGGCAGTTTGGCTTGAAGAAGTTGCTATAAGCAATCCATATGGCACGCCTTATTTCATGTGGGTTGATGCAGGAGGATTCCGAATTGAGGCGGACCAGGACCTTTATATAAATAATTTCCCGAAGTTTCACCGCTTCCCGAAAGATAAAATGCTGTTTTCTTTAATCTACCCATTTAAGCCCGAGGACTACAACAGGGAAAATAGTATTGTAGGAAATTTCAAAAAGGTTGAAGGAGATTACAGGGACCGAATTGTTGGGGGCTTTTTTGCAGGAAATAAGAAGGCCATTATACAATGGCGTAAAGCCTACGAAAGTATGTTGCTACGCTATTTTGTAAAAGGCTACTTTGCTGGAAAGGACCAGCCAATTATGGCCTCCACACTTTTAGACGACCCGAGTCTTGGAGAAATTCTGGAGCCAACAATTCCTGGAACCGAGTTTGGAGATATTAAGCACTGGCTCTTTCTTCCAAGGTATCTTTCCGATATGAAATTAAAGCGAAAGGTGTTTATAATAGCACCATGTACTTAAATTAACTACTAGACAATAGCTGGAATGCGTTAGCATTTTACATTTGTAGTAAGCCTTATTTATTAAGAATGTCGTGTCCTTGTCTACTTCCACAACCAAATTATCCCAATACGGCTGCGTGGGGGCCTCTTCTTTGGTGTATCTTACACGGCCTAGCAGAACGTGCAGGTTCATCAAAGTTGCCATTGATTTTGGAGGATGAACGGCGGGCGTGGCTACACTTTTTTAAGGAAACGGGCGATATTATTCCGTGTCCTGCATGCAAAAAACATTATATTGAATATCTTGCGAACCATCCTATAACTGCATTAAAGACACTGCCACATTCTGAGCGACGTTTGTGGATAACAACCTGGTACTGGGAATTACATAATTTTGTGAATGCGAGTCTGGGGAAACCGCAATTTCTACAGAGTGATCTTACTACAACCTATGGGCATGTAGCCTTGCAAGATACTCTTTTACGCTTGGAGGCCCCCCTTAAAACTGCGATTAAATTAACTGGGACAAATTTACTGAAATTTATTGAGTGGAAACGCCGACTAATTATATTATTTACCTTTGTTGGATTATAGATGGCTCGTAAAACACGGCGCTCCACAAATAAAATGAAGAAACAGAAGGGAGGGATAATGAACGCCGTATACTATAATGATATTAATATCGTGTTTAAAACTCGACTTCCTGTTTCTTTTCCTGTAAGACCGGTCGATGGTGGAACCTTTCCAATAGATACTGTGGAAGATGCACCATCAATAACATGGACAACTAATCCAAATTCTGGAACCTTTTACACCTATATATGCTTTGACCCCGATTCATCGGTTCCAATGTGGATCCACATGCTTGTTGCAAATTGTACAACGGCCGCTCTTGACTCTGGAATTAGTCTACTTAAGTGGGCACCCCCAAGTCCTCCACCCGGCACTGGCGTACATCGTTACATATTTGCTCTCTATAAGCATTCATACCCTGTAGCAGTTGATGGTCCAAAAGATAGAGGCTCTTTTAATTTAAAGAAATATATTGATGATAACGGATTTATTGCAGTTGCGGGGAACAGCATGAAGGTTAAGGCAGCGACGAGATAAAATTTGAACGCCAAAAATCGTTGACCTTAGCTACTACAAATGACCCAGACTATTTCATATTATATTCATTCAGGCTCATCATGGGCTTCTGAAGAAGATGCAAGATTGCGTGAAGAATATGAAAAGGGCTTAGATATTCTTGAAATTGGGGTCATTCATAAGCGAACACCAGGTGGAATTAGTGCTCGCCTGAAGGTTCTTGAGCTAGTTACTTCTACTCAAAAAGTGAAGGGATACGCTGAATACAAGAAGAGTGAATTGTATAAGGAGATTATGGAAAAGGAAGGCGCTAGAAAGAAGGCTGCAGCAGAAAGGAAATTGGAGAAGACTTCCAAATTATTCTCTGGTGTTGGAAGCGCTGGAAGCACTAGAAGTACAGAAGGCTCTGAGAGCACTGGAACTGCTGAAAGTGCTGAAAGTACTGGAAAGCCTGTACAATCTTCTCTAAGAGCCAGTCTAAATGAAGAACAACTAAATGCACTCACACACATTCTTGATGGCAAATCAATCTTTGTAACCGGTCCAGGTGGTTCTGGAAAATCGTATTTGCTAGAAGCTCTTCAAGAAGAGTTTAGACTCCTTGGAAAGGTTTTAGCCATTACTGCCCTTACAGGATGTGCTGCACTTCTTCTTGGGCCAAAGGCAAAGACCTTGCATTCGTGGGCGGGCATTGGACTCGGTAAGGGCGATATTGATGCTATTATTAGTTCCATTGTTATGAACGGGCGAAAGAAGAAGGCATGGATTAAAACAGACTGTCTTGTGATTGATGAAGTGTCAATGATGACACCTCAACTTCTTGAGATGCTCGATGCGGTCGGTAGACGTGTACGTAAGTGTAGGACTGAACCGTTTGGAGGACTCCAAGTAGTGTTTGTTGGGGACTTTTACCAACTCCCTCCTGTATCAAATGACAAGAGTCCCTTTGCCTTTCAGAGTCCTCTTTGGAACCAAATTGTGAAGGCAACAATTTCCCTTAAAACTATTTATCGGCAATCGGATGAAATCTTTCAGAAAGTTCTTGG